AAAAACGCATTATGATCAGGTCAGGTAACGGAAAGCCTATGGCTATTATGTTTGAGGAATTGAGCGGCAATCAGTGGCACACTGTCGGTATTTATGAGCCAAAGTTCTGCCCCATGTGCGGCAGACCGCTGAAAGGAGAAGACAATGACTGACTTGAAGCCGTGCCCGTTCTGTGGTAGAAATGCAAAAATATCATTCAAGGATTATCGCTTTATCGGATATAACGGAATTGGCGACAAAAAAGTGATGTACCGTGTGCAAATAATCTGCAATAAATGTCGAAGTCGTGGCAAGCCGATTATAACGCCCGGCCTTGTGAATCCAAATCCATGCGTTAGCAAATGGGGAAACTGTTTTTTCGAAAAATCGGAACGATGTAAAAAAGAAACGGAAATGTTTGAACCGTATGTACAAGAAGCAATCGAAGCATGGAACCGGAGGGCTGACAATGGCAAGGCTGATTGACGCGAATGCGCTGTCGAAAAAATGGCAGGATATGCTTGATATTAAAACCGGAGAAAAAGAAGAAATCGCAGTATATAAAATTTTCGAGATACTCATCAAAAGGTTGAGCCAAGAACCAACCATCGACCCAGTGCACGCTTCTGGCGCGTGCTACTGTCGGGAGTGCACTTGCTGGAACAGGCACGATGATATACTTCCAGATGGTAGATTTCCAGATTGGGGTTATTGCTCAAAAATGCTTGATTCCGACAGTGAAATTGAAATCACAACCCTTGAGAACGATTTTTGCAGCTACGGCCAGCGCCGGGAGGATGCATAATGCGAGAAATAGAAGTACGTGAAGTAAAAAAAGTTCCGCGGAATTGCTCCACATGCCTGTATGGCGGAGGCATTGGCTGCGGGAATGCGAATGTAGGAAAAGCGTGTCTGGCCTATTTGTACGGATTACGAGAATGCCCGCATTATTGGCTCGACCAGAATCGCTTTGAACCTGTTGATGGTCGCAGATGGTAGGAGGGAAATTAAATATGGCTGAAAAAAAGATACTGGATGTAACGTGCGGAGCGCGCACGATGTGGTTTGATAAGCAGAATCCGCTGGCTGTTTTTTGCGATAAACGCAAAGAGGAATATCACCACTTGTGGAAAAATGCAGGCAATTGTTCGCTGAATATTAACCCGGATGTTATATGCGACTTTACAGACCTGCCTTTTCCTGATAACTCTTTTCCGCTGGTAGTTTTCGATCCGCCTCATCTGACTGGCGCAAAGGAAACCGCGTGGCTTGTCAAAAAGTATGGGAAATTAGATGAAAACTGGCCGCAAATGCTCCACGACGGGTTTCGCGAATGCATGCGGGTGCTGAAGCCGGACGGCGTACTTATTTTCAAATGGTCTGAATATGACATTGCCGCTGAAAAGGTATGGAAAGCTATTGGAGAAAAACCACTGTTTGGGCATCACAGTGGAAAGAAAATGGGGACCTTTTGGGGCTGCTACATGAAATTGGAGGATTGACATGGAGAGATATACATACTTTGACGGTGGAAAATGGCGTATGCGTGTTGGCGACGCTGAGTATTCTGGAAAAGAAACTGACCGCCTCGCCGCCTACGAGGACACCGGGCTGGAGCCGGAGGAAATCGAGCGCATTTTAGATTCATACGGGCGAGGCATGACCTTGCGAACAGAAAACGCTCAGCGGTTGGAAATCATCAAGGAAATTCCTATTAACCGCCTCCGCGAACTGGCGCAGGCGTACAGGGAGGGACGTGTCAAAATAGATCCCAAAGCGCTGAAATGTCCAAAGTGTGGGAAGATGCGGCTTTTCCCCAGAATTGATTGGCAGTATTACTATTGTTATTCATGTAAAACGCAATTCCCACGCGAAGCCGCAGAGGTCGCGCTGGAGGCACAGAGAGGTGAAAACAATGCTTGAAGTGTGCCCGGTGTCGTTGAAAGAAGCAAACGCTTTTGTCGCAGAGCATCACCGCCATCACAGGCCCACGGTCGGCCATAAGTTCTCCATCGCCTGCACAGACGGAGAGAAAATAGTCGGCGTCGCCATTGTGGGCCGTCCGGTGTCGAGGCACCTTGACGACGGGTGGACGCTGGAAGTAAACCGTCTTTGTACCGATGGAACCCGCAATGCCTGCTCAATGCTCTACGCTGCCGCATGGCGGGCTGTAAGGGCTATGGGCTATCGCAAGTTGATTACTTATATCTTGGACACCGAGCCGGGCACAAGCCTGCGTGCTGCGGGGTGGAAATGTGTGGGACAAGCTGGCGGGCTGCGTTGGACGGGTAAAAGACGCCCGGAAGTGGATTTGTGTCCTGCCCAGATGAAACTGCGGTGGGAAATTGGAGACGAGGCCGCGCTGGAGGAAAGGGAGGCTATACAGAATGTTTTGGATAAACAAGACAAGGGCTGAAAAAGCAGCAAAGATTATTGCAGGATATTGCGATAAGCAACTAACTTGCGATAAGTGTAGGTTTGCAGATGAAAACGGTGATTGTACGTTGCAAGCAAAAATTCCATCGGATTGGGAAATGCCGAAGGAGGGCGTACAGCATGAGTGAATTTGAACGGCAGATTTATGCAGACCTGAAATCCACAGACCGTGTCTCGCTCTGGGTGGCTAAGTGCATGGAGCTTGCAGAATTTTCATGCATCTTAACGGATGAAGATATTGATGGAATTGCTATGGTATACAAAACGATGCGAAAGAAGGATGACCCATGCAAATCTTGATAAATCTGGCGGTCTTGGCCGTCGCACTGGCGGTTGTGGCCACGCTGGCCTGCCTTGCCGCGGGGAGGGATGGGCGATGATAAGCGAGGTCGATAAAAACGAAATGTGCCGAATGCGCAGGCTTGGCTTTACGCTGGACTATATCGCCAAGGCGACAGGATATTCAGCTTCCAGCGTTGCAAACGTGACCGCATGCGTGGAACGGCCATTGGCAAGCAGCGGGAAGGATAAGCAGATCGAAGCAATGATACATAAGCTTGTGCGGTATCGGCCACCGGGCGCTGGTACGCACCGCGAAAAGCATTCGTGCGAACACTGTCAATGGCGAATGAACAAGGAGGACCCCGTTGTCTGCGGAGTTTGTTATCGGGAGGTGTTCGGGTGACATTCAAGGAGTACAAAAAACTGTGGGCCTTGCCTGCTGACATAAAAGCCCGGGAAAGCCGGATTGAAAAACTGCTCCGGCGGAAAGATACCATTGCGCAGGACGCGGTGCATGGCAGTGCGGAAAACTTTCCGTACACAAAGCATACGGTCATTATCCGCGGGGTGAAAACCGATGCCGACGTTTTGGCCATGCAGGAAAGACTGAAAAAGCTCAACGATGAATACGACCGGCTGTACGGCAGGGCACTGATCGAGATAGAGGATATCACAGATCCCGAGGTGCGTGTGGCAATCAGCCGCAGGAGCTTTGACGGCTGGAGCTGGGCAGAGGTCGCGCAGGAGCTTAGCCCGTCTCGAGATGCTGAAACCGTGAGGATGGTCGTAAACCGATATTTCAAAGAAAATAATTCTTCTCGGTAGTTTGTAGCGGAATGTTCGTTTTTGATGCGTTATACTTAGAATTGAGAAAGTGCATCGGGAAACCGGTGCGCTTTCTTTGTATTTGCACGTCGGGAAGGGAGGCGGCTCGATGACCAAAAAGCAGAAACGATTTTGCGAAGAATATCTAATTGACTTGAACGCCACGCAAGCCGCCATACGGGCTGGCTATTCCCCGGAAACGGCATATTCCATTGGACAGGAAAACCTGAAGAAACCTGAACTGCATACGCGTATCAGCAGGGCAATGGCTGAACGTTCGAAGCGAACAGGTATAAACGCTGACCGCGTGCTTACGGAGCTGGCAAAAATCGCTTTTGTGAATGCCGCGGATGTGATCGACGCCAGCGACGCCACGTTGAGAGAAGACGCCGCCCCCGAGGATCTTGCGGCCATTCAATCGGTAAAGGTGAAAACTTTCGGAGAGGACGGACTGGAGCGAGAGATCAAAATGGCAGATAAGCTCAAGGCCCTGGAATTGCTGGGCAAGCATTTGGGCATGTTCGAGGACCGGCTGAAAGTGGCCGCGAAGGTGGACACAGGCAAACTGGACGGCATTCTCGCGCAGTTGAGAGGCGGGCCGCCGGATGGCTGACCTGATTCTCTCGGAGAAGTATAAGGCATTCCTGCGCTGCACGGCGCCGGTGGAGTTTCTGGAAGGCACGACGGCCGCAGGCAAAACGACCGTGGGGCTGTTCAAATTTATTCTCCGGTGTGCGGAGAGCGAGAAGCGCATCCATGTTTTGAGCGGCCTGGATCAGGGGACCATCGAAAAGAACATTATCACAAAGGAACTTGGCATCCTGGATGACTTCGGCGGATTGGTGGAGTATTGGCCCAGCGGACGCGGCGACGACCGTATGGCGCATTTGATACTCCATACCACGGACGAGGACAAGAAGATTTATGTGCTTGGCTACGCGGACAAGGCGCGCTGGAAAAAGGCGTTGGGCGGACAGTACGGATGTTTGTATATTGACGAAATAAACATTGCGGACATGGATTTTGTGCGGGAGGCGTCCATGCGCTGCGACTACCTGCTGGCTACATTGAACCCGGATGACCCCGGCCTGCCGGTGTATGAGGAGTATATCAATTACAGCCGGCCGCTGCCGGAATGGGAGCGCGATACGCCGCGTGAAATATTGGAGCTTTTGAACCAGGAACCCAAGCAGGGATGGGTGCACTGGTTCTTTTCTTTTGCCCATAACGCCTGGCTGTCCGCAGAAAAAGTTGAGAAGATCATCAGCATGGTCCCGCCCGGCACAAAGCTGTATAAAAACAAGATTCTTGGCCTGCGCGGGCGGGCCACAGGGCTGGTGTTCAACTTAGAGGACAAAAGCCTTATCACGGTGCAGCAGGCGCGGCAATTTAAGTATCTGCTGTTTACAGCGGGGCTTGATACGGCTTACAGCCAGAACTCGGCGGACACGTTTGCGTTTACCTTCTGGGGCGTTACCACATGCCGGCGCCTGGTGGGGCTGGACGTGCGCGTGTACAACAACCGCGACTTGTCCCGCCCGCTGACGCCAAGCGACATCCCGCCGCTGTTTGAACAATTCCTGGAGGCGAACCGGAGCCGATGGGGATTTGCGCGCGACGCTTTTGTGGACAGCGCAGACCAGGCCACTCTGTTGGAGTGCCGGAAGTACAAGCAGCTGCATGGCAGTGTGTACAATTATCTGGACGCCTGGAAGAAGACGAAGATTATCGACCGCATCAACCTGCAGGCCGGGTGGATGGCGCAGGGATATTATCTGCTGGTGCGCGAAGCGTGCCGGCCGCTTATTGATGAGCTCAACGTGTACAGCTGGAAAGAGGACAAATACGAGCCGGAAGACGGGAACGACCATTGCATCAACAGCGGACAGTATGCGTGGCTCCCGTTCAAGGACCGGATAGGAGGAACAGCGTGAAGATTGGAGAGAGGGTGCGCGACATGATACGGCATTGGCTGCAGATCCAGCCGGCAACAGGCCAGAACATCACGATAAGGGAGACCGCGAGCTTTGACGTGAACTGTATGCGAAACCGTGTGTGGTATCGTGGGGACGCGAGCGAAATCGAGCAGCTGTTCAAGGCCTTGGGGCAGGACGCGGTTGGATGTGCCCGGTTTTGGGCCGCTGCGCCGGCCACGAGCGACGTGCGCAAGGCGCACAGCGGCATCCCGGCCATATTGGTGGACACGCTGGCATACTTAGTCAAAAGCGACCTCAATGATGTGGACTTTGAAAGTCCGGACGGCGCCGGTGTATGGCCGGACATCGCGAGGGATTGCGGCTGGGAAGAAATTATAGGCGACGCAGTATCCGGCGTGCTGGCCATTGGTGACGGGGCTTTTAAGATTAGCACAGATCCGCATGTGAGCGAGTATCCGCTGCTTGAGTTCTGGACGGGAGACCGTGTAGACTTTATCCGGAGGCACGGCCGTATAACGGGTGTGGTATTCAAGAGCCTGTATCACGAGGGCGGGGCAGAATATGAGCTGCGGGAGATTTACGAGCCCGGAAGCATCCGCTATGAACTTTGGGAGGGCGAGAAGGTTGTGCCGTTGGGGCGTGTGCCGGAGCTTTCCGCCTACAAGCCGGTGCATTATGACGCCGCTTTTCCTTTGGCCGTACCCTTGTGTGTGTTCAAAAGCCAGCGGTACCCGGGGCGCGGGCGCAGCGTGTTTGACGGCAAGACCGACGCCTTTGACGCGCATGACGAAGTAATAAGCCAGTGGATCGACGCGGTGAGGCATGGGCGCGTGAAGAATTATATCCCCGAGGACATGATCCCCCGCGACCCGGAAACCGGGAAGCTGCGCAGCGTGGACAGCTTCGGCACAAACTTTATACAGGTGCAAAGTTCAAACAAGGAAAACGCCACGGCACAGATCGACACCGTGCAGCCCGAGATCCGTTATGATGCGTTTGTGGAAAGCTATGCCGCCACGCTGAATATGTGTCTGCAAGGGATTGTGAGCCCGGCCACGCTTGGAATCGACGTCGGAAAAATGAGCAGCGCCGAGGCGCAGCGCGAAAAGAAAGATATTACAGGCATGACACGAAATGCCATTACGGATGCGCTGGAAAAGGTGCTTCCGCAGGTGGTGTGCTCCATGCTGATGACGTATGACCTGATGCACTCAAACCAGGCGGGTGCATATGAGCCGAAGGTGACCTTCGGCGAATACGGCGCGCCGGACTTTGACAGCCGTGTGCAGACCATTGCCAGTGCGGCCACTGCCAGCGTGATGAGCGTGGAGGCGCAGGTGGACGAGCTTTGGGGGGCGAGTAAGGACGACGATTGGAAGCGCGCAGAGGTGCAGCGCATCCTGGCCGAACGCGGCATCGAGGATACACCTGAGCCCGGCATCGGAGACAGCCTGTCGACTGGGCAGGATGTGGATATCCCGGGCAGTCACGCCGTATGACGGCCCGGGAGATCGCCGCGCTGTTTGAGGACCTGGAGCTTCGGCTGATTGCATCTCTCAAACGCAACCTTGCGCGGCACAAAGTCGAGGAAAAGAACGAGGGCTTCGACTGGCCCGCATGGCAGGCCGAGAAGCTGCGCAGCCTGCAGCGCTTCCGGCGTGAAAACAAGTCGATCATGGCTGAATATTCCGATCCGATCGATGCGGAGACACGCGCGCTGATGCGCCGGCAGTTTGCGGAGGCGGACGGCAGCGCCGGTGCTTTTTTCGGCGTCAATGCCCGCAAGCTGGATGCGCTGATCGACGGGATCGCGCACAGCGAGGCCAAGGTGGAACGCGCGGCGCTGCGGTATATGGACGATGTGTACCGCAAAACGATCCTGCGTGCAGCTGCGGCGCTGGATGCGGGCGGCATGACGGTGCAGCAGGCCACGGACCTTGCAACAAAGGATTTTCTGGCGCAGGGCATCAACTGCGTGCGGTACAAGAACGGCCGGATGGTGAACATTGCGTCCTATGCTGAAATGGCGCTGCGGACGAACAGCACCCGGGCCATGCTGCTGGGCGAGGCGCAGCTGCGCGAACGCATGAACATCGACACGGTGCTGGTGAGCCAGTACGGCGGATGCAGTGAGACATGCCTGCCCTGGCAGGGAATCGTATACATCGACGACGTGTGGCAGCCATACCGTGGCGGCGGCAGGAACTTCGGCGGCACATATGGGTACAGCCGAAACGGCCGCAGCTATCCGCTGCTGAGCGTGGCGGTGCGGGCCGGGCTGTTTCACCCCAACTGCCGCCACCATTTGACAACATGGGTGGAGGGCGTGAGCGTGAGGCCCGAACCAATGGACAGGGCCGCGGTGGAACGCACGGCGAGGCTGGAGGCAAGGCAGCGGGAGCTGGAGCGCCGGGTGCGCAAATACAAGCGGCTGGCAGAAGGCACGCTGGAGCCGGAAAAGGCGGCCGGATACCGCCGGGCCGTGCGGGCCGCGCAGAAGGATGTGCGCGAGTTCGTGGACGAGCACGGGGACGTTCTGCGGCGAGATTACTGGAGAGAGCGGTATGATGGGACAGGTTCATTTACTTCTGCTTCAAAAAATGGTATAATAAATTCGCGGGGTGATGGTGTGGACATAGAAATTGATAAGTTTACGCCATGCCTTGAGGATGCGCGGACAGGTGAAATTCTGGAAACTGCTTATTCGTTGGCATCTGCCGATGATTTAGCGGGGCTGAAAGGCTGGAAATTCGACTGGACAGCGTCGGATTTGAATGGGTGCGAAATTTACAAATTAACGCTGGCTGGGGACGAGGAAATTCAGGGCTTGATTGCAATCAGCGACATGCCACACGATAGTGCGGTTTACGTTAATCTCGCGGAAAGCTCGCCGCAGAATCTTGGGCATAATAAAAAATATGCCGGTGTTGGCGGTCATCTATTCGCGATTGCAGCGAGGCGGTCGTACGATTTGGGGCATTCTTGCTTTTTCTTTCTCGACGCCAAAAACATTGAATTAGTTCACCATTATGAAAATCTTCTGAACGCCCGTTTGCTTGGACGCCCGCATCAATACCGTATGTATGTGGACGAGGAGAGCGCTTTTAAATTAATCGAAAAATATTCGCTGGAGGAGGTTTGAACGGCATGACTGAGCAGGAACGCAAGGATTGGGATGCTTTAGAGGAAGCTGCTGAGAAAGCAGGTGGATATGTGGATCCACATCCCAGTGACATTCACTATGATTTGAGAGCTATTGCGAAGTTCTGTAAGGAAAAAGGCATTGAGCCTCTGGATATGACACTTCGTGAGCTTAACCAATTCATTATCAAGAGCTAAGGCCGCTCCCTCATAGGGAAGCGTTGAGACTAAACCACCACCCACGAGGCGGTGGTTTTTTCATGCCCATTTTTCGGGAAAGGAGAGGACATTATGCCGAAAATGTGCCCATATAACCGGGCGCGCGAAGTGCAGCGCTACAAGCAGAAAAATGAGCTGGACGAAAGTGGAAATATCAGCAGCTACGCCTATGAGATGCGGGTAGACTTTATCCCGCTGCCATGCACAGGGGAAGAGTGCGGGGCCTGGCGCGATGGCGCATGCCGTTATGCGTCTGTAAATCTGGACAACGAATGAAAGAATTTCCTCAAATTCAATAGCACAAGGCCCACGCTTCGGCGGCGGGCCTTTTGTTATGCCCAAAACGCGGTGACGGCATAAAAAGCACCCGGCGGAAATAAGCCGACAGGCTATAAACGGAGGGAAAAGCCATGAACAAGGACGATGAAAACAAGGCTGTCCAGCAGCCTGCGGCTGCCGAGGAGAGCAGCCAGCAGACGGCATCCGAGCAGGACAGCGGCCTGCCCAAAACACAGGAGGAACTGGATGCACTGATTGAAAAACGGCTGGCGCGGGAGCGAAAAAAGCTGGCAAAAGCTTCGCTGGGAACACAGGCATCCGGCGCTCCGGCGGCGGAAGGCAGTGCGGCACAGCCTGAGGCACAGAGCGCGCAGCCAGGCGTGGACGCTGCGGCTCTGGCGGAAAAGGACCGCGAACTGCTGATTGCCCGGGCGCAGCTGGACGCTTATCGTGAGGGGATCGTCCCCGGCGCGGTGGAGGACGCCGTCTGCCTCGCTGTGATGCAGGCCGAAAAGGCCGGAGAGGCGGATGAGGAGGGCGTGCGCGACGCTTTGAAAGAAGTGCTCAAGCGCCATCCGGAATGGAAGCCCCAGAAAAAGGAAGCCGCGAAGAACGGCTTCAAGGTTGGGGTGGATACGACCGGCGCCGATGGAAAAGACGGCGCGGGCAAGCGTGCCCTGCCTACGGGCACGGTGATTTTGTAAGCGAAAGGATGATTTGAAGTTATGGCAAGAACAAATGCAATCAGCCTGCTGGCAGGCGCCAGCACCCCGGCGACTTTGGCCGAGATTTACGGCCGCGTCATTGAGAACGTGCAGAAAAGCACGCTTTCCACCACGCTGAAAAGCCAGCTATACACGGGGAACCCCGCCGCCGGCAGCGTGGAGTTCAAGCGCTTTGTGAACAGCGCGTCCAAGGCCTACGGCACCGCACGCGCGGCAGCCAAGGGCGATAAGGTGACCGCTCCGCCCACCACGGTGAACCTGAACCAGCACAAGGAGATCGTGGAAGAGGTTGCGAAATTCGACCTCGACACCTTTGGCGTGGCGGGCGTCATGCAGCGCCGGGCCGACAATCATGTGGTGAGCATGAGCGCGGAGCTTGACCGTGCATTTTTCGCACAGGCGGCAGCAGATGGAACGGCTTTTTCTCCAGCCAGCGGCGTTACGGCCATTCAGGAAATTGTAGAGAGCATGATCCAGACCCTGGAAACCGTGCACAGCGACTATGTGGACGGCGTGGACCGCAGCATGATGGACCTTGTGCTGACGCCGGCCAAGTACGGCCTGCTGCGCACGTTCCTGGACACACAGAGCAATCCCAATGTGGATACGGCCGGTGAGGAGTTCGGGATGTACCACGGTGTGCGCGTATACAGCTGCACACGCATGCCCGTGACCACCGAAACGGTGGAGGAAACCAAAACAAAGACCACTGTGACCGACGCGCTGCTGATGGTGCGCGGCGCTGTGGCACAGCCCGTTGTGGTGAACCAGTACGGCGACCCGGAAAAAATTCAGCTGTCCAACGATTACGCCGTAAGCCTGTTCTATGACTACGGCACCAAGGCGCTGACGCCGGACCTGATCTTCAAACTGCAGACGTCCACCACGGCGTAAGAGAGGGGGGTGGACCGCATGGAGAAGTATGTGAACCGGAGCACCGGCGTGCTGCTCCAGCCTGCGCAGGAGAGCGTGGCCGCGATGCTGGCGCGCGACCCGATGTGGGCAATTTGTACACCTGAACCAGAGCCGGAGCCTGAGCCTAAACCGGAGCCGGAGTCTGAACCGGAGCCGGCAAAGACCCGCAAAGGCAAAGCTTCAAAGGAGGAATAACGGATGCAATACGCCAGCAGCGAGGACTACGCAAAATATTGCCCGGGCGGCACAGTGCCGCCGGAGGAGCAGGACGCAGCGTTGGACGCTGCCAGCCGTGACATCGACGGGCTGACCTTTGACCGTATCGTCGCGGTGGGATTCGACCGCCTGACGGCGTTTCAGCAGGAGCTGGTGAAGCGCGCCGTGTGCGAACAGGCGGAGTTCCGGTCTGTATATGCCGAGCTGCTGGCGAGCCCGTTTTCCTCTTACAGCATCAACGGCGTGGCCATGCAGTTTGACGGTGCGGGCATCGTGGAGCGCGGCGGCGTGAAAGCGCCCGCTCATGTGATGAGCCTGCTGCGCCAGACGGGGCTTACGTTTTTGGGGGTGCAGCAATGAAGTGGCCGGAGCTTGTGCCGCCGGCGGTGTGCAGGGTGCCGATTGCCGTAACGCTGACAAACGGAAACGACGAGGACGGTGCGCCGAGGGTGGCTGTGGTGGTGGAAACGATGTGCAATTACAACGGCAAAGGCGGATGGAGCGTGGACGAGCGGCGCCAGGCTGTACGATACACGGCGTCCGCGCTTTTCCCGGGCGATATTGCGCCGGAACTTGTGCATTTGACCGGATGGGCTGACGTGCTGGGCGCACGGCTTACCATTCACGCGGCAGACCGTGCGCGCAACCCGGACGGCACGGTGAACTATACCCGTTTGGAGCTGATGTAGTATGGTCGAGATCAAGCTGGATGAGGCGGCGCTGGCCCGGCTGGACGGGGCGGCGAAGACCGCGGCGCTGGAGACGGTGGAAGCGGTAAAGACCGACCTTGTGAGCAGCCAGACAATGCCGTTTGACACAGGCGCGATGCAGGGCAGCCTGCACACGGAGCAGTTTGACACGGCGGACGAAAGCCATACGGTGCTCCAGACGGACGGCCCGCAGGCCCGGCGGCTGTATTTTCATCCGGAGTACAATTTCCAGCGCGGGAAGAACCCAAACGCCGGGGCCGCCTGGTACGGGCCTTATGAAGCGGGCGGGGCGAAAGAAAGATTTATCCCCGACACTTTTGCGGCGCGGATGAAGGAGAAAATACCATGATGCTGGAAAGGTTGAAAAACTACATCAAAGCGAATACCGACGTGGGCGAGGGCATCCAGTTGGGCGGCATCGACGGGAATACGGAGAAATACATCGGCGTATATCCCGGGAAACCGCCGGCTGCGCAGCGCGTGTGCCTGGGTGGAGCAGAACAGACCCGCGCCGGCGAGTTTTATGCCACGGTGCTGGTGCATTGGGGCAGGAACATGCGGTCCGCACAGGCCAAAGCCGATGCGGTATACGCTTTGTTTTATGCCCGCGGGGCCTTCGACATGGACGGCTGCACCGTGTGCGCTGTGGAGCCCGGCGGCGGGCCCGTGCCTGTGGGAAAGGACGACCGGGGCGTGTGCGAGTTCGTGATAAACCTGAAAATGACTTATATGAAGGAGTGAGAGTATGGCGGCAAAGACGGGCGTATATCCCGTATTTGAAAACAAATTTAAGATCGGCACCTCTGCCGAAAGCCTGAACACCATTGCCGAGATGGAAAACTTCAGTGTATCCATCGACGGAAACGTGGAGGAATGGAGCCCGATGGAGCAGGAGGGCTGGCTGAAACGGATGGTGACGGGCAAGGCCCTGACCATCAGCCTGTCCGGCAAACGCTGTATCGGCGACCCGGGCAACGATTTTGTCGAGGCCAGCGCCTGGGGAACAGGTTCCGACTGCGAAGCGCATTTCGAATGGGAGTTCCCCAGCGGCGCGAAGCTGGCTTTCCCCTGTGTGCTGAGCGTGACCAACCCGGGCGGCGGCGAGAGCCGCAATGTTGCGGGATTGGAATTTGACGTAATGTCCAACGGCAAGCCGACGTTTACCCCCGCTGCCGGCGCCTGACATGCATAGGCCCCCGCTCTTTTGGGCGGGGGCTTTCTTTGAAATGAGAGGAGAAAACGACATGGGAAAATTGTACACGCTGGACGGTAAGCTGCTGACCGAGACGCCGGAGATCCGCATCGGTGAAAAGGTGTATCCGGTAGACAGCCGACAGAAAACCGTGAAAAAGATCCTTGCGCTGGCGGATGACGAAAGTGTGCCGATGGGCGAACGCATCGACGAGGCGCTGAAGCTTGCGCTGGGCGATGAAAACGCGGTTGAAATCGACCGGATGGACATGCCGTTCCCGGCTTATCAGCGGCTGTTTGAGCTTGTGATGAACGCAGTGACCGGGCAGGAGGACGAACCGGACAAGGCCCGATTTCAGACAGAAAAAGGCTGACGAGTGGTATGACCTGGACTATGACGCCGTGCTGATCGAGCAGAGCATCGCCAAACAGTACGGCATCCTGCCGGCTGCGCAGGGAGAGCTGGGCTGGGCCGAATGGGTAAAGCTCGTCGGCGGCCTGATGGATGACACGCCGCTGGGGCGCGTGGTGGCGGTGCGCAGCGAGAGCGACGCGAGCCTTGTGCGCAATATGCCGCAATGGCAGAAACAGCTGCGTACGGAGTGGGCGGCGTTCCGTGCAAAGAGGGATGTGATGCGCATGGGCGCGGCGGGGGTGCGAAGTGAAATGGATGCACTGGAGCGCATGATGGCGAAGATGTTTGGAGGTGAGTGATATGCCGGAGGGCACAGGCGTAGGCAGCGTATATCTTGACTTTGTTGTGCGCAACACGGTGGCGCAGCAGATACGGGATATCACAAGCCAGGCAGCCGCACAGGCACAGAAGGGGTTCGAGGCCGCCGGAAAAGCCTCCGGCGACGCCATGCAGCGCGCTTTCAGCGGGGGATACAACAAGACACTGGAGAAAGCGCGCGTCAAGGTGCGCGAGTTGGAAAGCCAGTTTGACAGCCTGGGCAGTAAGATGGACGGCATGCGGCAGAACGCCAAAGGAATGTTCAAAGGGCTGAAAGACCCCGGACGCGCGGCCGATCAGTTTTTGGGGAACGACAAAGCGTTCAATGCCCTGACCGCACAGCAGGAGGCTGTCAGCCAGAAGCTTCTTCAGGCACAGGAAGTTTTGCGCATTGAGACAGAGGCGGCCTCGGCGAAAGCCGCGCAGGCGCAGCAGCGCGCGCAGGAAAAAATGGCGGCAGCGGCAGAACGCTCCAAGGCCAGGCAGGAGGCGGCCGAAGCCAAAGCAGCCGCGGCGGAGGAACGTGCGCGGCAGCGTGCTGTTGCCGCAGCAGAGCGGGCAGAAGCAAAAAAGACTGCGGCCGCTGAACGCGCCGCAGCGGCGGAAAAACGGGCGCAGGCGCAGGCCGCAAGGGAGAGCGAGAAGCAGTGGCAGAAAGCCACAAAGGGCATACGCGGCCTGTTCAAAACCGTCGGCAGCACCATGAAGGCGACCTTCCTTACGGCGGGGCTGTACGCGTTTTTCCGGGCAATGAAAAGCCTGATGTCCGGCGCGGCCGGGCAGAGCAAGGAGTTCAGCGCCGCATTGGAGGGCGTCAAAAACAATCTCCGCACAGCGTTTGCCCCCATTCTCGACGCCGTCCTTCCGGCCCTGACGGCCCTGATGCAGGGGCTTGCGAACGCCACGCGCGCCGTGGCCGCTTTTATCGCTTCGATTTTCGGGCAGACCTTTGCGCAGGCGGAGGCCGCGGGCAAAAAGCTCCAAAGCGTGAGCAGCGCGGCGGGCGGCGCTGCCAAAAAGGTAAACGCCACGCTTGGCATTGACGAGCTGAACGTCGTTGATCCGGGCGGGGGCGGCGGTGGCGGTGGGGCCTCCGCCGCAATCGCAGATACCGGCGAGGAAATGACCGGGCTGATGAAGCCTTTGGAGGCGTTTTGGGCGCGTTTCAAAGAGCTTATGGCGCCTTCCATTGCCGCGTGGAGCGCTGCATGGGACCAGATACAAGGCAAGGCCGTGGAGGTATGGCCGCGGGTGCAGGCCGCTGCGCAAAACCTGTGGGATACCGGACTGAAACCGCTGGGCGATTATCTGCTGACGGATTTCGCGCCCAGCGTGGCGAATGCCTTTTCCGAGGCGTTCGCTCCCATTACGGGCGATGCGATCAGCGCGAAGCTGCAGATGTTTGCTGATTTCTTTGTGTGGGCGTGCGGTATCGTGACGGATGCGGTCAACAGTGTATTGCTCCCCGCGCTGAACCTTGTAAAGCATATCTGGACCGGCCTGATGGACGGTATCAAAGCCACCTGGGAGCAGTACGGAGAGCCGATCTGCGACGGCGTGGTAGAGGCGTTCAATTGGATATTGACCATCCTTCAAAGCCTGTGGGATACCGCGGTAAAGCCATTCCTGCAGTACTGCATTGAAAAAGGCACGGAGCTTTGGGACCAAACGCTCAAACCGCTGTGGGATAACTTTGTAGGCATGGCAGCGGATATCATCCAGTACATCCTTACCTGGTGGAATGAGGTTCTTCTGCCTTTTATCAACTGGATCGTTCAAGTGTTCGGGCCATACTGGGAGAAAATCTTCGAGGGCGTTGTCAATGTGGTAAAGTACGTTGTGCAGCGCATCGGCGACAGTATAAACATCGCCATCACTCTATTCCGCGGGCTGCTGCAATTTTTCACCGCAGTGTTTCGCGGGGATTGGGACGGCGCCTGGGAAGCGGTGCAGAACACAGTCGTAAAAGTGTGGGACGGCATCAAAAATGCCATCCGAAACACGGTGAACGGGATCATTGACATCGTGAACGGCATGATAGCGGGCATCTGCGCGGGCATCAACGCGATTTTGCGGGCCGTGAGCAGTGTGGCCGGAAAGCTTGGATTTGATATCTCGCCGCAGGTAACGCCGCTGCAGATCCCGCACCTGGCACAGGGCGGGTACGTGGCAGCCAATACGCCGCAGCTTGCCCTTATCGGCGACAACAAGCGCGAGGGCGAGATCGTAGCTCCAGAGAGCAAGATCGCGGAGGCCGTCGCCGCCGGAATGGCCGGGGGACTGAACGGCGCGGAGCTGCTGGCGCTGCTGGGGCAGATGCTGGAAATTCTTCGGGCGCTGCTTGAAAAAGACGAAAGCATCACCATCGGAGACGACACCATTTATCGAAGCTACGAGCGGGGAAAACAGGCGCGCGGACGGCGCGTTGTGGGAAACCCTGCATTGTTATAAGGAGGCGGTATATTTGGCATGGATCGAAACAGCGGGCGGCATTGCTCTGCCGCCTCCTGAGCTCGGGAGCTGCGGCGTTACGATCTCCACAATGGTGGACGGCGCACGCAATGGGAACGGCGATTTCATAGGGCAGGTGGTGGGCGACGATAAGCTCAAAATCGAGGTCTCGTTCGGTATGCTGACACCGTCGGAGATGCAAACACTGCTTTCCCTGTTCGACCGCAAGCGCGGCGGGAAGTTCATCAACACCTTTCGTGTGTTCGACCCCCGTGTGAATGATTTCGTATACATGGACATGTATGTGGGGGACCGGAGCGGTACGCCCGTCCGTATCGACGCCGCACGGTGGCTTCCGGGTGCATGGAAAAGCGTCAAGGCGAATCTGATCCAGGTGTAAAAGGAGGCGGAAGAATGTATCCAGTATCTGCTGCATACCGGCACGCGATGCGCCGGCAGGTGCGCGACCAGGGATATGTACGGCTGCAGTTCGGCATCTTTGATGCCAGCGCACCGGGGGACGCTGCGGTAACGGTACCGCCGGGCACATGGTACTCGGACGCTTCGGTGCTGGATGGCGGAGAAAGCCCGGTGCGCGTGAGTTATGCAACCTTTGAGGGGGACCGCATGCGGCTGGACGGCACGCAGCGGCTGCTGCCGGAGAGCGGCGCGGAGCTTGCGGCGCAGGGCTTTGTGAGCGCGGCACTGTGCGGCGCGGACGGCGTTTTTGCATCGCCTCCGATGGTAAGCGTGGCGTTTGGTACGGTGCATTCCATGGCAGGCCTGACGCTGGATTTTGGGGACTGCGTGCCCGCGCAGATCACGGTGCGGGCCTATACGGCCGGCGCGCTTGCGGACACATTCGTTGTAACGGACGCGCTGGAGCCGTATTACCGCGGGGAGTTCCTGCTGGAGGATGTGGACGCGCTGGAAATAAGCTTCGACAGGATGCGCGCGCCGTACACCCGTGCGCGGCTGAACGAATTGCGGTATGGCGTGGGCTATACGTTCGGAAACGATGAGATCATCGAACTGGCCGAGAAGCACACGGCCTCGCCGCTTTCCCTCTCGCTGCCTACGGCGTCGCTGTCCTTTACGCTGTACAACGAGGAGGGGCGCTTCTCTGTGGAGGGCGGCACGGCGCTGCAGCGTTTTCTTGCGGAGGGGCAGGACGTTGCGCTGTCCTACGGGCAGACGCTGGAGGACGGCCGTGTGGAGTGGGTGCCGACGCACCCGTGGTATCTGGACAGCTGGAAGGTGGACGGCATCCGCGCCTCTTTCACGGCCTTTGCGCTGTTTGAACGGATGGGAAAGACGACGTATGAAAAAAGCGTGTTTGGCGACGGCGGCAAAACGCCGTATGTCCAGGGGCGGGAGGAGTTGGAGAAGGTACTGGCCGATGCAGGCGTGTACTCTTACCGTCTTGGCAAATCCGTGACGCGCTGGATGCTCCCGCTGCCTGTCGCAACACACGCCGAGGCGGTACAGCTGCTCGCCAACAGCAACCTTGCAGCACTGAGCGAAGCAAGGGACGGCGCCATCGTGACGAAGGCGCCCGGAGCAGGGATCACGCTGGCGCCGCTGACCTTTTCCGCGCCCGCGCATTTGTCGGAGCATGCGGCGTTTTCGAGCGATGCGCTGACAGGGGCGCCGGGCGCGGAATACGCCACGTTCGAGCAGGACTTCATGCGGCTGGACGGGACGCAGCGGATGGTACCGGACAGCGGAGGCTATCTGCCGGGCGAATGGGTATGGGAGGACGTTGCTGATGCGTCCGGGGCGTTCCCGGAGGGGAAAACGGCCGCGTTCGGATACATAGGACGGGATGCAAACAACATTGAAGAGACGGACAACTGCGCCGGCAGCGTGACGGTGACCTTTGGTCCCGGCCCGCTGCCGGAAAAAATATATGTGTATTCCCGCAGGGCGGGAGAAGCCTGGGCACAGCCGCAGGAATATACGCCATCAGCTCATACGGAGACGTTTGAGTTCCCGGCCGTGCCCGCGTGTTCCTGGCAGATAACCTTCGGAAAATGTGCGCCGAACCGGAGGGCGCGGCTGCTGACGTGGCGGCTCAACGGTGTGGATATGAGGGCCGAGGCATACGGCGACCCGAAATACGAGATGAAGCCGCTGCTGAAAGACATCTCGGCATATGTCCCGCTGGTGTCCTATTTTTCAACGGCGGCCTCGGACGCACAGCGCAGGGAGATCTATTCGGGAAAGCTGCCGTCGGACGGGCAGTGGAACCGCATCGAGCATGATCTGGCGATATCGCCGCAGCTGCGCACCGGTGATACCGGCGTAATGGCGGAGGCGAGGCACTACGGGTATGTGTCCTATGTGAAGTTTACCGCATCCACGGTGCATGACGTAGAGTTTTCCATCTGGAGCAACGGGTACAACCTGACGACACTGGAACGCAGGCTGGATGCGAATCCGCGCGGGGAAACGTTCGACTGGGAGAACCCGGTGCTCGTGCACTGGGTGGACGCAAACTGGCCCGGGTTTCTGAACCAGATCCGGGAATATTACGCGGCCCGGGTGGTGACAACGCTGGAGACACGCGGCGACCCGCAGTATGACGTGCTGGACGTGCTGCCGCTGGAGGATGGCACATGGGGCGTTGTTGAGAGCATCGAGACGCGCTTCAGCGGCGCGTTTCGCGGGACGATGACGATACGGAAGGAGCGTGGCGCGGATGAAGCAGCCGCCGATTAAAACAAAAGAACTGTCCGGGAGCACGGTGCAAATAGCGGACGGGCAGAACTGGGAGATCGCGTCCATCACAGCCTACGGCGAGACCCCGCAGGGCGGGACAACGGAGGCCCCCGTGGCGCTCACGGGGGTGGATAGCGTTCATGTGTGCGGGAGGAACTTGCTGCCGCTGCCGCATAGTCAAGTGAGCGAGACGAAAAATGGGCTAAATATTGCCGTTAATGCTGATGGAACCATTACCGTGTCTGGTACAGCGACAGCAGAAACGTATCTTAATCTAAATTACATACCCGCTTCACTGTATAGGCTCATGGGCTTGACGAGAATCGTTCCAGCGTACGACTACCCAGTCACAAAAAATGGTTTTACATTTTTCGATCTAACGATACAACCTTATGGCGAATTTGCAATAACGTATATTGTAATTACGAAAGGCAGCGTCGTAAATAGAACTTATCACCCATACATCATTAAAAGCGCGGAGCCACTACCATACGAGCCATATCAGGGCAGCGTGACACAGCTCCCCATTCCGCGCCCGCTGCATAAGGTTGGCGATGTGAGGGACGTGTGTGTTACCCGACAAGAATATGAAGGTACCGAAAAGCTCGTTGTGACGTACAATGTGGGCTTTGTGGAGCTGGATGGGACGGAGGATGTCATATTTGATATTTACGGAGATACTCAGAAACGGATACGCTTTGATTTAGACAGCAAGGCAATTGCGCAGAATGCATTAAAATTTTCACATGGCAACCCCGAGGGTGTTCCGACCGTTACAGGGAGCCTACATGCAAGTTTCAACCGTGACATGCTGAATCGCTTGCAAATCGCAACCCGTACCGATACATGGACGGCATTAGGCGTTACAGATACAGCGACCGCAAAAACCTGGCTCGCCGCCCAAAAAGCAGCAGGCACACCCGTCCAAGTAGCCTACCAGCTCGCTACGCCGGAAGTGTACGCCACAGACCCGGTGGACATTGACAACGCATCCGGGCCGCTCACCGTCATGACCGGCGGGGAGGTTGAGGTGACGCTCACGCACCGCATGTTGACGCCCTACACCGCATGGACGATTCAGTACGATTCTGAGGGGGAATATACGGGAGACTTCTTCAATGTAGAGGACTACGACCGCATCAAGCAAAATATCGAATACCTGCGGGAGTATGCGTATTTTCTGTATGGCGGTTTTACCCTGCGGGGCATGGTGGCTGTAACAGTGGAGAGCTATGGATATGCCTCCACCATCGACGCACTGGACGCAAACCTGGAGGCCATTGCAGCGAATACGTTCCGGCCGCCCGACATGATGCCTGTAAAGCAGTGGCGCGGCAACCAGCCGCCGCCTGGGGCCGACGACTGGAACCGCATCGAGAACACATGCCTGCTGCTTTTTGAGCAATTTGAACGGCAATTTGCGTGCCTGCCGAAGCTGGCATTTGAACTGAAAGGAAGTGCATTTTGATGGCGTTGAAAACGGATTACAAGGATTACATCCCGCCGTCCGGGGGCCGCAAGTATAAAATTACGGCCAATTCCGATGGTTCGTCATCCGTTGAAGATATTACCCAATATCAGCAGGTCGGCGATACCTGGGGCGCGGAGGATATCAACCAGGTGAATAAGCTGCTGAATGGTGCGGTGTATCCGAACCTGCTGGACAACAGCGATTTCACGAATCCGGTGAACCAGCGTGGTGCAACCAGTTACAGCGGCGCCGGCACGTACTGTATTGACAGATGGGATATTTCTTCCACGGCGACAGTATCGGTAGTAGCCGACGGCATCAAAATCTCGGCAACAACACTATCCGGTATTCGGCAAAAAATAGAAAATATAACCGATGGCCAGCTTTTGGTGTTCCAGCTGTGCGACAACGCCGATACTGTATACACGCAAGCATTTGCAGCGTCTACCACACAGGCAGAATACACTACCGACTTTGGTAAGTTTCGTTTTGTACTTAATAGCGGTGGAGTTTTGACTATATCCATCCTCTTAAATGCCGGAGAAAAAACCTTTAAATGGGCCAAACTAGAAAAAGGCAGCGTGGCCACGCCGTATGTGCCCAAGGGATACGGGGCGGAATTGGCGGAGTGCCAGAGATATTTTAAAAGAGTGGGTAATCGCGGATTTCGTGGGTGGGCAACAAATGAAACGAATGTTGTATGTTGTCTAACTCTTGCCACACAGATGAGAGTAAATCCTACAATCACACCGGTAGGAACATTAACTGCGTACGACGAGGTATCTAGTGTAACTGTAACAATGGATAGTTCTACCGGATCAACTGTGGATACAGCAAGGATAACCGCGCACGGGACAGGTCTAACTGCATTTAGGCCATATTCTTTACTCGGGAATGTCGACATTAGCGCCGACCTGTAAGGAGGGACAGTCTATGGAAGAAAAATATACAGTATACATCCGCACGGATGAGGCTGGGCGAATCGTGGAGATAAACAGCAGCGCGTTTCTGGGCGACACGGCGGGCTGGACGGCCATTGATGAGGGCTACAGCGATAAGTACCACCACGCGCAGAACAACTATTTCCCGCTGCCGATGTTCGGGGCGGACGGCTGCGCGAACTACAAGCTGGCAAACGGTACGCCCGCCCTACGCACAGAGGCGGAGAAAGCGGCAGAGATCTCCGCGCGGCCCGCGCCGGATCCGACGCCGCTTGACCGGGTGCAAGCACAGGTGGCCTATACTGCTATGATGACGGACACTCTATTGGAGGGTTAAGCATGTACGACAACATTAAAAAGTGGTACGCCATGGGCTTGTGGTCGGCTGCACAGGTGCGGCAGGCCGTCCTTAAAGGCGTTATTTCTGAAGCGCAGTACAAAGAAATCACCGGGGAGGCATGACATATGGCGATTTTTAAGGGCCGCGTGCGGGTGCGGTACGGGTACAGCCGGTGGGGCTATACCCGGAACAACGGCAAGGGTTGGCATGGCGGCAGCGACGAGGAGGGGCTGGACAGCACCACCATCCGGATGCCCGATTATAAGGGCAAAAGCATTTCCGGGCG